TCAGCTGATGCCATCTGTCTAAGATCAATAAGGCCTTCAGGTAATGTACGCCGGGTTGTAGAACCACCTTGAGTCCATTCAAAGAAACCAGCCTTCTGACAGAAAAGGTCAAGTTGAACATGAACGTTATCAACGTTAGGACGACCTTCTATACCAATTGTATAATCGGCATACAGCGGTTTGAAGCGTCCGCTGTCCCCTACGATGTCATTATTCGCACTCCGCCAATAACTATTGACAGTAGTACCGAAATTATCACGGAAATATGAAGCCTGAGAGATACCATTCTGAAGAGTATTAACGGTCCAGATACGGCAGCCAAATGATTGAGCCGTGGACGGGGGAATACCACTGCGAGCCATAGTGAAGTCTCCTACATCAAACAGTAGCGGATAGTTCCGAAGAACCGTCATAGTGTTGTTGGAGATCTGAAGATTCCGCTGAACAGCACCATACCGAGCATTCATAAGGAATTTGATCTGACTGGACTGTTTACGGTTGATGTACGCGTTCTTGCGAACGTATTTCCGTATAGTTTTCTTAGGACGAGGGCCATAGGTTTTTCTACGAGCAGGAGCAAAACGCCTATAAGGACGATAAGGAGCTCGCTTTGTGTAACGTCGACCATAGGGCATGGTGATGTTTTATCATTAGTAAATATTTTTTTTAATGATTGGTCACAGGAAAACAGGACGGCCTAAGGAATCTTATAGGCCGTTGGATGCGGGGAACAAATTGAGAGTTACAAGTCGACGACCATAGATAGCGCCAGTATAATCTGCGAATGGGTACTGATAGTTAGATGTAAAGATCCGTGGAACACCAGGAGGAATAAAGATATCAGCATAACGATTTGGAACATTTCCACCATTTTCAACATCAGTTAGTTCTTTACCTACTAGTTCAGGAGAATTTCGAAAATCAATATCGTCCATGATAAACGGAAATTCGAAATTTAATGTTTTCAATTGATCAAGAGATGCTTTGCAGAATTCACATTTACCTAAGAGATATCGTGCAAGTTGTGTCTTTCCAATACCCGGAGGGCCACAGATGAGTAATGAATGGGTAAACATGTCGTATGTTTCCGGATAGTAATTGGAGGGGAATGGACCATTAAAGACTTTGTATTCATATGTAGGACGCATTCTTTTGCGGATCTGCGCTTCAATGCGATCGCCCGATACACACATGTCTCTTGGCACCTTTGTCCACAAGTGCTCAATAGCCGCTTCTGAATTGGGGAGATTAAGTGCAGCGGTCCAAGGATTTGATTCATAATAATTAGTACTGAAATCACCATGCTTAGCGACATAGGCTTCCCAACCACCTTTGGGTGTGAGAATGTTTGGATGCACACCACACACATCGAACAGGCGTGGGTTAATTGAATCGATTGGTTTTTCATAGTTGACGAATGCATGATAATGACGAGTTTTGTTTTCGTGTAATTCTTCGGAGATGAGATATTTACATTTGCCAAGATTTTCTAAATGATTTTGAATTGCATCTTTGTCAGGAATTGGATTGTCCCAGAATTCAGTAGGGGGTTCAAGAACACTATTGTAATCATCAAGAGGTTTACATTTGGGGCAAGCCCAGGTGAGACCGAATTTTTTGCGATTGACTCTGAATGAATCGGAAGGCATGTTTTTTTTTAATAGTCCCAGAGAAAAAAAATTTGATCGTGTGAGTACCTAACCTTGACCCTAACCGCCGAGCCTAACCCTAACCTGAAAGCCGCCTCGGCCAGGCGACGCCGAAAAAAGGGGGTCCGAGGCGGGTTACGAAACCCGCCCAGGCGGGCTTAGATAAGCCTCGACTGTCCCTGGGCATCACGCCAGACTACGTGTCTCTGCACAAAACAGTTAATCTGATCATCAGCAGAAGTAATATCAGTAGCAGAAATCAATAGCCACAATGGAACACGGGGATCTACATTGTATCGACCATATGCACCTGAAGAAGCATCACTAGGACCAGTCTCATTAACAACAGTGCCTGGTACATCGGGAGCAGTGTCGGATTGAAAGCGAGCACGAGGTCGGACACGGAATTTGATATATTTGATGTTAGCAGTGGTGCCTTGAGTAGCTTGAGGACCGGCAGCATCCTTCTCCGAATTGAAAAAGATACGTTTACGCCAATACCGTTTGAAATAAGAGGGATTGAATTCATTCTCAGCTGATGCCATCTGTCTAAGATCAATAAGGCCTTCAGGTAATGTACG